GATTATTGATTTCAACCAGGCGGCACAGATATCAGAAAAAGCAGAAAAACATTCAATGTGGATGTTCTTCTGCTTTTCTTACTTGCCAGTATTTAAATATACACAGATCTAAGAAATAATTCTATATTTGAAACAAACTATCCAGCATTTACAGTACCTAGAGGGTTCAAATGTAGGAATAATCGAGAAATAAACGACATCCACACGAACTTAATTACCTCTATCTACTGTTCAAAACCATCTTCAATCACATCGCCCGTAGAATCCAAAAGAACCGAGTTGCGGGCTTTGCGATAGATGGTTTGTCCCTGAATTGTTTTACCGGAACTGTCTTTGATTGGGTTTCCGCTTGAGTCTTCGATGTTATCTAAGAACACGAACTCGTTAGGATATCCTGCGAAAGCCGTTCCGGTAATAATTGTACCATCTGCTTTGTGTGCTGTATAGCCCTTCAACAAAGCTTCTTCCGTAACAGTATCGCCGGTAAGGTCGATCAAAACTTTATTGCCGAATACGACTTTATTCGCAGCCATTTGACAAAACCTCCTTATCCGATCGTAACAGTCTTCCCTCCGGCAGAGTTGTCGGTTTCTACATACGGGATTGCCTTAACTGTAACCTGAGATAAGCAGTTGTACTCTTCATCCGGCATAATCGTCTGAGCTTCTTTGGACGGTGTTACCTCCTTGCTCTGCGGCTTCATATCCTCAGAACCAGACATAGCACCTTCAACGCCAAGAATCGTCACACCCTCACGAATGTTAGTAGCAATAAGCTTTGCCTGTTCAGTGGCATCAATAGACACCTTACCAGAGCCATCATGATAGCCTTGCGGTACTGTATATTCTCCAGCCACAGTTGAGATGATACCCTTGACAGCGCCGTTGTTCTTCATAGTACCTGTAAGCTTACTTCCACGGGCGTGCGCAGTCTTTCCTACGAGAATCTCAGCGACAGCCGCAGTATCTTCGGAAGTATCGCTGTCGAATGTACAGGTACCTGTGATCTTTGCACCACTCTTATCATGAGCAGTAATACCTTTGAGGACCTTATCTGCACTGACGGAATCGCCAGTAAGATCGATAAGGACATCCCCCCCCGTAAATGACTTTGTTTACATTCAGATTTGCCATAATGTTTAGTCCTCCATGACACTTTCATTATTTTTCTTTATCAGCAGTCTTGTTGTACTGGGATGTACTGATTCCAAGGATAACACCAAGGAAAGTATCGACCGCAGTGATGGTTCCGACTACCTGCTCTCCATACGGGAGACCCCAGATTCCAGCCAGTGCAAAATATAATGTACCAGCAGCCGGAAGCAGATACATAGCAATCCACTTAAGGATGTCGTATGTCTTGTTACTCATGCTCATTGTGCTCTTCCTCCTTCTCTATAAATTTATGAATCGGGAGTTTGTCCACCTCCTGCATAATTCGCTTCGCTGAACCGTTCCCGCCCATACGTTCGTAGGGTTCATAGAGATATACCCTCAGATTTTCATATTCATCCTGGGTTACACACCCACGGTCAATATACGACATTCCAAGATACATGATCCTGTCATGTGCCAATCCAATAAGCATCTCTGTTTTAACATCTTTTTGCTCGCTTTTCTTTTGCAAATAGGCCCACAGCCCAGAAGATGCAAGAACTGAGCTAAAGATCGTAAGTACAACCTGAAACCATGGTTCCATCGTTTCCTCCTTCTTTATGTGCAATCATGCAGACCTATCAGAAACAATCAGCTTCTTGTTGACTATTGTGATTTTCTTACTAAATAGGTCTTCGTAAAGCTGTATTAAATTCTTTCGTTGTTCTCTGGATAAGAGCTTATAATGACCTCCCATCCAACCGCGAAACATGTTCTCGACATTGTCGTAATCCGCTTCTTCATGTCCAACCTTAACGGCAAGTTTCTTGAGTTTTCTACGCATGGCGGTAACTCGATCCGGATTTATTCGTTTGATGACTTTACCAGTATCTGTAAGTGTGTACTTGATTTGCAGGAATTTATATTTGCTCGAAATCTTAACGATTCTAGTTTTCTTACGATTGATATGGATTCCCAGTTCAGCTGCAATTTTACAGACGTTTTCGAGCAACTCTTCAAGCTCTTCTTTACTGGGATTCATGATGTACCAATCGTCCATATACCTTCCATAAAATTTCTGCTGACGTACATACTTGACGTAATTATCAATAGGATATGGATAGTAAATTCCAATGACTTGCGAAAGCTGATCTCCAATATTGACAGACTTCTCCATCCACTTTTCGCCAGTGAGCTTCTCTTTTGGAATGTTCCGATACTCCAGTTTATTGAAAGTATCGGTCATACAGGCCTCGTATTCCTCGTCAGACATGTACGAAACATCGATCTGGAAGCCCTTAAATATCAACGTTAAAAGCCAGTCAATAAACTCATCGTCATTGAACAGCTTCAACAATTCTCGTTTGGCAATCTCATGGATAATATTGTCATAGAACTTTGAAAAGTCACCGAATAGAATATAACCGTCATTTCCGTATAATTGGTAGTATTTGTGGAGATGGATTTCGAATCGTTTTCTCTGTTGTGAAATTCCGCGCCCCTTGATAGATGCGCAGTTATCATAGATAATATGTTTCCTAACTTCTGGAAGTAAAACCTCATCGCACAGAGAATGTCGGACTATGCGATCGCGGATTTGAATGCTTGTAATAGGTCTTATCCGGCCTCTTTCGTGCAGCTCGAATTCCTGTGTCGGTCCATTTTGAAGTGTCCGATTTATTAGATCATCTTGGATTTCGAATATGTACCGCAGGAAATTCATCATAAATTTTTGCGTCGATTCTTTCCACTTGCTGCTCTTCACAGAGACCTTATAAGCCCTATACAAGTTATTGGCGTCACAGACAATCTCCTCGTAGTTCATAACCTATTCACCGTTATAACAATACTTACCGTAGTAAATTGTATTAGGCTTTATTATTTATCCTTGCGGAACGGATAGCATCTCCTTCTTCGTTGGTTAATCGAAGAATCCGGACGAACTCCATTAGAGTTCGAAGCGTTGTTGTAGTTCGTATTGCCATTGTTGTTCACATTGGCAAAGTTAGCCGAAGAAACGACGCAATTTTTTAGATGTTACCCTTTTTCTAACCGCGACTTAATCGCCATGTCTCTTTGACGCCACCTTTTTATCAATCCGATTTCTCGGTCGATAGCTTTAACATACCGGTTGTATAAATTCAGATCTACATCGAATATTTCAACAACCCGCTGCAACTCGTTAATGAGCTGCTCGCAATTTACAATGGCCGCATTCTGGTAATCTCTCCTGGTCTCGTACTCGTGCATTGACCGTGGGTAAATGGTATTTGCCGCTCTAACATTGCTCGTTATTAAGGAAGCACACTGATTTACTTTCGATTTGAAACTCCGCATCAGTTCTCTGTACTTAGCAAAGTTTTCTTCCGAAATTTCTCCATACGCATACTTCTTCCGAACAAAGCTGTCCACATCCTTAACACCGAATCCCCTTTGCATAAGGAGTATCAGCATATCATGCAACTCGATCGAGTACGTAATCGCTTCGAATTTTGACTCTTTCCTGTCGCCTAACAGAACACTCATTCGTAATCTTTACCAGTGATCTCGGCGAACTCCTCTTTTGTGATCCAGCCCATCTTCACTGCATTACGAACTCTGGTCTCATTCCACATTTTCATGCTGTACCAAAGCTTTACTTTACTGTAATTCTTGCTATGTTCCATGGTGATCTCCCTTCTTAAAGCTCTACATTGGACATCATTGCAATATAGGCGATGTCAGACTGCATTTTGGTTCTGGCAAATTCCTCCTCAGAAATATCTCTAAGGACAAACCAGTATTCCCCGGGAACCTGCTCAACGATCTGAACCAGTTCCATATTCGGATGAACAGTCTCAGTTGTTCCGTCGCTGATAGTAACCGGAGAGCAGTTATCTGCAAATACGGATTCCTCGATCTTTTCTGTGGAAATGAAATTGTTTCCGTTCAACTTAAGATTGGAAATCTCAGTTCCATCACCGAGGGTAATTTTATAGATTTTTTCTTCCATGATTAGAAGCTCCTTTCAAAAATATAAACGGGGCACAAGGCCCCGCGATTTTAATTAACCAACCGGGAAGACCGGACGAACCCCATAAGAGCCCGAAGCGCCGTTGTAGTCCGTACCGCCATAGCCGTGCACACTGGCAAAGAAAGCCGAAGAAACGACGTCTCTTAACCACTGGTTGTAAGATCTGTTTACGATGAATCTCGGACATACCATGAACAGCGCCAGCTGAGTCTTGCTGATTGTGTAGATACTCGGAACTGTTGAACCATCAGAAGTTGGACTGAAATGAGGATGGCCATACATCATAGGTTCGTTCGGGAGCTCAATGCTGGAATCGAACCATGCTCTACCTGACGGTCTTCCATTTGCAACCGCATTGCACAGGTATTCTCTGTGAGTAAGAACAGATCCCTGGAAAGCCGAATTTACGATTGTTTTGGCGTTTGCCAAGTTACTCTTGTACATCGCAGAGCCCACATATCCACCGGTCGTAACATTGGTAGTATTCATCTGCGCATTGTAAAGCGCCTCATCCGGCATGATAACGAGATGATGGCTGGTAAATGCAGTATCACCGCAGTTGTACCAGTAATCCATATCAACGATACGCCAAATACGACCTCCGATACCCCAATAGTCGCCAAGGAACATTCCTTTAAAGGAACCGTCCTTAATAGCAGCTTTCTGTACTGCGGTCAGCGCTGTACCAAGATTCTTGCCTCTGAAGAGTACCCGGCGAAGCTCCACCGGAGCAAAGCCATCAAGCATAGCAAAGAGTGCGTCTTCAGCTGCAATAGCCTTGTTTCCGTCCGTAGTCCCGACGAGTAATTTGTTACCGGATACCAGCTCGTTGATCTGGGTGAGTTCGGAAAGATTTACTCCTCCGATAAAATCTTTGGAACTTAAAAGACCGATTAACGCCTTTGCTAAAGCATCTGCTGCAATGGTCTTTGTCCCGTTAGGTCCGTCAAGCAGGAAAATATTACTTGCTGCTAACACCTGGACCTTTTCGTAGTCTGTGATTTTCATTTAATGAATCCTCCTTTATTTGATGACAAAAATAGCCCGACCTTCGATAACATCGCCATTGCTGTCACGGAGAAGATCACTGGAATATGTACGTCCAATGACCGTATCCAAATTGCTGTCAGTAATGGGTGCGTCCGAAGAATCGAGCACGTCTCCGTAAGTACGGTATCCATTATCATAAAGCTTCTGATATACCGTGTATTCGTTTTCAAGGTTGGAACTGAACTGGTTAAGAATATCTACCTGCTCCTGCAATTCCAGCAGCTTCTTAGCAAGGCTTGCCGCCGTATTGCCATCTAACAGTGCCTGTAACTGATCAAACCATTCTCGAAATTCTGTTTCTGACTTCTGTTTCCAGTCAGCCATTTCCGCAGTATTGATGCTTGTGTATTCGTTGAACCACGCCTCCCATTTTTCTTTCCAATAGGTACTTGTAGCTTCCATATCTGCTGTATGCTCCGAGTACCAAAGGTTCCACTGAGCTTCCCATGTCAAATATGCAGACCGAATCTCCTCAGTCTGTGCCAGAAACCAGGTAGACCACTGCTCTTTCCAAAACTTATTTGTTTCTTCCATATCAGTAGTCTGCTTTTCGTAGAACTCTTTCCACTGGTCCTGCCATTGAGCAATCAAATCATCGATTTCGACCTTGTCCAATGGAGCCGTTACGAATGGACACTCTGAAGTTCCAACGCAGTTCGTGATGTTTGCCTGTCGAATAGAAGTAACTCCGGCGCCGACATAAATATACGCCAGCGGATATTGCCAGCGATCATTTGTCTTCACCATCGTAGGTTTCGTTGGATTCGATGCTGGGGTTCCTTTAATGATTTTGATGTCATTTGCTCTGACGGCCTCTCTCGAATCCACTTCAAGCACAACTGCATCATATCGGTTCAGCAGAATCTCGGACTGTGGAACTACTAACGGTAACAGAGCGTCATTCAGCGTCCAAGTGTGATTGAACCAGGCTCGTCCGACACCAACGTTGATAATCATTGCTTCCGATTCTTTTACAACCATTGCAGTTCCGACATGCTGCAATATTCCGTCCTGAATGATTCCATCGAAAATGCTGGACATCTGAATAGCATCGTAGCGCCGATCTCCTTCTTTTGAATTATAAAATCCAAATGTTACACTCACTTCTTCATCACGCTCCTTCCTGTTCTATAGTCTTAAAAGTCGGATAGACGGAATAACCGTCCTTATCTTCTGAACGAACAATTTCAAGAATACGAGCTTTTGTCTCGTGTCCGTATTCGTTCGCAATCTGTACAATGTCCCCGTTAAAGAAATCTTTTCCATACTGGAACATGATAGTTGTTTCTGTTTCTCCCTCGAATGAGGTAATGCTCACATTTTCAGCAAGCCTTTCTTTTCCTCTTTGCTGCAACTGTGCCATATACTCGGCATCGGTCAACGCATCATCGCTTCCAACATTTGAAGAAATGTCACGAGCGTCCGTAAACAATTCTCTGCGATTCAAACCAGAGCCACCACCAACCGTAGTATATCTTCGATCGGCGCCCTCACCTTCTCCACCAACCAAGGTCACTGTCTTCAACGAAGCTTTAGATTCGATGTAGTTACTATTGATGATGTTCTCGAATTTCGGTGAAAATATAACGTAGGGATTCTCCGTCTGATCGTATGATCTATCTGAACCGGCATACAACTCAAATACGAACTGCTTTTCATCATTCAGAGTGATCTTGAAACCGATACCCTGCTCCTCGCAAATTTTCTGGATGACATCATACAGGTTATCTCCCGTGTACTGAGCTTCCAGTTTCAACTTTGTAATTGCTGGATCGGTTGATTCTTTGAAAATAAAGTTTGGAATTTTTCGATTGCTGTCTGACGGAGAAATTACATTCTCGTTGAGCAGTGTTTTTATTCCATTTTGAAGATTTCCGCTTAATAGTTTCTGTCCCCAGACGATTCGCCTGTCGAGGATAGATTCTAATGAACGCCCAGTAACCGTTACATGGTTACCGTCTTCGGTATCTGAAGTAATCTGGATTTTCTCCACGATCATCACATGTTCAGATTCCTTGCTCTGCAAATAGTAATCCTGTTTGATGTAGTCAAGAAGACCCTCTCGCATTGCTTCATACAGTTCAAAGTCACCGTAAGCGTAATACCGATCTGTCCAGATGAAGGACTCGTACGTATCCACAATAGAGACAGCATCTAGGTTGGTGTTTAAAATTGTCACATCCATAGTGCTTATACCCCCTCGTAGACTATACGGTTCTCAATCTTAAACTGTAAATTTGTACTTCCGTACTCAGCCGTATAAGCAAAGATGTTGTCGCCCTTCGCAAGCTGGAACCAATCAGCGTTTTTATCCAGGCAGTTCAAGATGTTTGTAGTCTTTCCGTTCCTAAGAAGCGTAATCGACTTGTTTCCTTTTACGGTGCAGATAATGATTTCATCACCTGCTATAATTCCAGAGCCAGTGAATTTCTCCAATTTATCGGTATCGATCCGCATCACTTCACGAGTACCGGTATTGTAGATCGTAATATTGCTGGCTTCACCGATTGCGTGAATCGTAATAGTCACTCCGATTTCAGCGTCGCCATTATATACAACCACCTGCTCTGTTTCATTTTTGATTTCTCCCATTTCTAGTAACGGGTCCTTAAGAGATTCATTACTGAAAGGAAACTCGAACAGTGCCTCTACACCATAGAAGATGGTTGTGTTGATTCCGTCTTTTCCGGCAGAGTAAAAGAAAGGATTCGGACACACGATTGAGATATCCGAACCCTCGTCTTTACTGAAGATTGTTGGGTCGTTTGATTCGGCATACCCTTCAATCTCTGCCTGCCTATTATCGGTTTCGATAAGCATTGTGAGCTTCTTTTTAATAGGAAAATACTTGTATGAAAGCTGTCTTACGTCTTCAATGGAATCCTTCCACATATACGCAAGAGAAATAACAATGTTTCGGCTCGGCATCCTTGAAGAATTGAACAGACTTCCATCGTTTGTAGCGATTTCCGTCGTATTGATGTTCGCTTTTCCTGGTCCCAAGCCAGTTACAGACTTGATGATGAAACCGGATTCCTCCGGTCTCACCAAATCAAGTCGGATACTATCGCCAAGATAGTTCGTAAACGTGACTGCTCGAATCAAGTTTCCACCATCCTTTCCATCGCCGAGAACTGATTCTTCGTCTGCCGATAAATCTCTGTTCTCGACAGTGCCTTAGGCGAATAGTTATTCTGTGTAAAGTTATAAGAGTTACCTGTATTCGGATTAGTATCTTCATTTTGAAGATTCCGTCCACGAGCTGCTGCAATTCCTGTGCTGACGGTTAAAGCCTGCGATCTACTGAACAGCGTATTCAGTCGATGACTCTTCTCTTCAACGTCTGACAGATCCAGAATCGGTCGAATCGTAGGCTGACCATCAACACCGTTGTCGATCATATCCTTAACCTTTGCGATTGCATTTCCGAGACCTGTTTTTGCCGAATCAGCCATTTCAGCACTGGCATTATATGCCTTCACCGCATAAGTTCCGATGGCATTAACGAATCCCAATCCAAAGAAATCACCGATGTGGTATCCTACTCTGGAAGGTGAATGCTCGTCCAGTTCGTCTTCTGCTGCTTCTGCCGCAGCCCTTGCCATTGCTCTGGCTTTAGCTTCCGCGCGGTACGTATTCTCACTGATTCCATCAGCAAATCCCTCCACCAAGTAAGTACCAGCCTGTTTAAACTGATCATGATAATCCCGGATAGCTGTTACAGAAGCATTAAGATTGCCAGTGAAAGCTGTTTTTACTTCTTCGGCTTTTTCCTTAACACCAGCGATGAACTTAATCATGCACTGCATTCCTGCATTTTGAAATTCCGGATACTTGTTCGCGATAGCTGTAAGGCATGAACTTAAGATGTTTACAAACGCATTTCTGGTTTCGTAATCTTTCGATTTAACTCCAGCAATAAGCTTGATCATGAGGTTCGCACCCGCAGTATTGAACTGAGTCTGCTTATTATTGATTGCAGTGATGCAACCGCTAATAATGTTGGTAATTGCAGTTTTGGTATTTCCGTCCTGAAATTTAATTCCGCTGATAAATTTTGTCATCAACGTAGAGCCAGCAGTATTGAACTGGGTTTGATAGTTCGTAAGAGTCGTAAGTACAGCCTGCATCATGGTCGTAAACGTAGATGTCAGATTACCTTTCTGAGCATTAGCCGCATTGATGAATGTCGTCAGCATAGAGGTCGCGGCGGATGTCACTCTTCCGCTCGCATCTGTAAACGCATTGATGAAACCGTCGATACCGTTGTTTCCAAGCTGAATCAGTGCTGTGCTAAAACCACTCATACCACTCGTATCTAATTCCGCCATTCCTTTAGCCATTTCAACAAGTCGATTCACCTGGGTAATCACACTTGACATGATTCCGGTATCGATTCCAGAAATAGAATCCGAATAACTCTTAATTCCACTTCCGAACTGAACCAGACTATCACCAAAACTACCAAGATCGTTGTCACCGGTAAACCAGCTTACAAGTCCTCCGGTATTTGGAATGGTGTTGGCAAGCTCCACTAGGGATTTACCAGCTGTTGCTGAGTTCGTAATAGCCGCGGAGTCCATACCCATAATAGCTTCAGAATATGCCTTCATAGCTTCACCGAACGGTACAAGTTTCTCACCGAAAGTATCAACATCGTTGTTTCCAGTAAAGAATGCTACAACGCCACCTGTATTGGGAACAGTATCAGCAAGCTCGACTAAAGCCTTGCCCGCCGTTGCAGAATTGACGATTGCATCGGCTTCCAGTCCACGAACCGCATCGCCAAATGCTTTCATTGCTTCGCCAAATGGTACAAGCTGTTTTCCAAACTCACCCATATCGTTTTCACCAGCAAAGAATCCTACGACACCACCAGAATTTGGAATAGTTGTTGCCATCTCTGCCATGGCCTTGCCAGCGATTGCCGCTTCTGTAACGGCATTTGCATCAAGTCCAGTAATTGCATCCCCGAACTGTCTCATAGCTTCGCCAAATGGTACAAGCTGCTTTCCAAAGGCAGTCATGTCATTTTCTCCTGCGAAGAAAGACACTAATCCGCCTGTATTTGGAATTGTGGCTGCCATTTCAGCTAATGCTTTGCCAGCTGTCGCCGCATTTGCCACGATTTCCCCGTCCATGTTTCCGATAGCTAACGAGAAATCTCTCATAGCTTCGCCAAACGGTACAAGTTCCTCTCCGAACTTAGATAAAGACGATCCTCCTGTAAGCCAAGAAGTCAATCCCTGTAAAACATCAGCCGCTGTCAGAATAAGCACAGTCTCGGCTAATGCCTTTACTCCGTCCATCATAGATGGCTGAATCTGACTTGCTCCCTGTAAGAACGGCTGAACATTATTCATAAAAGCGGATAAATCAGCTCCAATCTGTGGGAACTGACTTGACACGCCGCTCATAAATCCGCCGACAATTCCGCCAACGAACTGACCGATTGCTGTTCCGATTCCCTGTAAAAGCTTTCCGCCTTCTCCGATGAGCCAAGAAAGTCCTGGAAGTTTTGACAAGAGTCCGACAGCTGCAAGCACTAATGCCATCTCAGCAACAACTGCTCCCATTCCAAGAATTCCAACCATTGCCCCAGGAACAAGTGCCGCTGTTGCACTAAGAGCAAGCATAATAGCCGATAACAGACCGATTCCGGCAATTCCTTTCAGTAAAGCCCCAGTATCAATTCCGCTTAATACATCGACAACACCGGTAAAGAACGCCATAAGAACATCAATCCCAGCTTTAATCAGTGATGGCAGATTACTAGCAATACCCTCTAAAATTCCAATAAGGAACTTGAAGGCTAGATCTACGATTTGAGGCGTGTAAGTAGCAAGTGCTGCTAATACACCGACTACTAATTGTAAAGCTCCGTCTGCCAACTGAGGTACACAAGATACAAAGACATCGATCAGAGTTAAAATGACTGCTTTTACGGCTTCGCCAATAGCCGGAGCTCCAGCAGCAATAACTTTGCAGATTGCTATAAGCCCTTCTCCAACTTTTGTAAGGACAGCCGGAATTAAGCTAGCGATACCAGTCACGATAACCGTCAGTGCTGCTACGATTGCTGTTGCTCCAGCGGCACCGGCAGTTGCCAGCGCTGTGAATCCGATAGCGAGTGCTGAAAGTCCCGTACCGGCCGCAAGTAAACCAGCTCCGATTGTAAGAACCCCAACGCCAATCAACGCAAATGCTCCTGATAACGCCAGAATGGTCGGAACCAACGGTGTAAGAACTGCGCCTGCTACGCCGATAATCGTGAATGCTCCTGCAATAGAAATAAGTCCTTTCGCAATCGCTTCCCACGATAATGCTCCCAATATACTGAGCACCGGTGCAAGAACAGCTAGGGCTGCGGATGCAACCAACAATGCTGCTGATCCGCCAAGTGTACCCTTCATAAAGTTGAGGCTGATAGCTAACTCAGCTAAAGCCCCGCCCATAACAGTAAGACCTCTACCGATTTCTTCCCACTGCATACCTCCGAATTTACTCATACAGTTTGCAATGATTTCAAGTGCGCCGCCGACGATAACGAGCCCAGTTCCAATACCGATCATGTTCTTCGGCATCAGATTAACAGCAATAGCTACCTCTGCAAGTGCGCCGCCCATAGCAGTTAAACCTCTGCCGATTTCATCCCACTGTAATTGACCAAAATCTTTTACAGCGGAAGCAAAGATTTTCATTGCAGCGCCAATAGCAATTAAGGCTACGCCAGTAGACATTACGTGTTTTGCATTTCCAGCCAAATTCGTAAAGACAGCAAGTTCAGCAAGTAATCCACCGATTCCAGCTAATCCTTTTCCAATCTCGCTCCACTCCATCTGACCAAAGTCTTTGCAAGCGGACGCCAAAACCTTCATTGCTGCCGACAGAATAACGATTCCAGTTGCAGTGCTGATCATTTTCCCGTTGAATTTTGCAACTCTAAGGAATACAGCAATCTCAGCAAATAATACTCCTACTCCTGTTAATCCACGTCCGAGTTCATCCCACTGTAATTTCGATAAATCCTCACATGCTGAAGCCAGAATTTTGATAGCCGCTCCAAATATAATTAAGCTGGTAGCGCCTTTCATAACCTGCTTCTGACTGCTTGCCATGGCTTTAGATGATGCAACAACAATAGTCGTAAGACCAGCAATTCCAACCAACCCTCTTGCAAGTTCACCCCAATCAAGGTCTGAAACCTTCTTCAAAGCTCCTGCCAAAATGGATACTGCAACTGACATAGCAATCATTGCGGTACATGCTTTAGATACTTTTCCCGTATCACTACTGATTTTATTGAAAATCGCCATCGCTCCAAGTAAATTAGCAAAGAGTACAGTAATTGCTCCAAGAGAAGCTGATAGTTTATCACTATCGATCAGGGAAATTGCAACGATAGAACCTGCAAGCAAAGCGATTGCTGCTCCAATTTTAAGTAGCGTTCCAGCTTTAAGATTTGTCTGATATGCCTCAAAGCAGCCTCTGACCCCCTCAAGAGGTTCGGTTACACTCTTTAAGAATTTAGAAACTGATAAAGCAATTCCACCGACAGCAATGCTGTTAAGAATGTCAAGAACTCCGCTGAAATCTGCATTTCCAAGTTTCTCGGCAAGTGTTCCCATCATAGTCCCGACTGCATCGGCAATACCGCCAGCAATTACCTTTACAGCTGTCCACAATGCTTCCATGACTTTGAGAAATTTACATTTTTCCAGTGCTTCTCCCATCATCTCAAAAGCAACAATGACTCCGCTCTTCATTTTTCCAGCACCATCACCAATCTGAGCCATGCGATCATGTACTCGTTCAAGGAATGAGTGGAATAATTCAAATCCAGGGAAATCGAACTTCTCCCCTGCGGCTTTTCCAAATTCTTTTACTTTTTCTCCGGCAGTTTTAACAAACGTAATAACTGTCTTTACGATATCAACAACAGTCGAAACTGCTTTACCAAAGATATCTGTCTTCTTTACAGTTTCATCAAGCTTAACGAGATACTCACCGAAGCTTCCGGTAAGTGATAACACCCCGTTTCCAGCCGGTAAGAAAAGACCAATCAATTCGCCGACACCACCAGCAACAGCTTTGAAAGCTTGTCCGACGATATCAAGCACTGCAAATACGCCCTTAAACGTATTCTTTAGATTCTTTGAACTCTCTTCCCCCATTTTGAATTTTGCTGTCAGATCACGGATACGTTCTGTGATTTCGGCTAACTGTTTTCCAGTCATTGGCGGAAAGATTTCGTTAAATGCCTCCCGAACAGGCTTAGCAACGCTAACCAGTCCCTCGAAAACATTCTTTACTGCTTCGATCATCATGGTTCGACCACCAAGGTCTTTCCAATCCTGAAGCATTTTATTTCTTGCATCGGCAGAAGCATTGATTACGGCACTGAACGTATCACTCACTTCCGTAAGTAATTCCTTCGCCTCTTCAAAGTCGCCGACGATAATTTCCCAGCTTTGTGTCCATCCGGACTGGGCAGCCTCTTTCAATGTGTCGAATAACTGGGTAAAAGTTTTTACTTTTGTCGCAGCATCATTCGCGGTCTTACCCATCTCCATGATGGATTTGATCTGATCATCGGTGTATCCCATGGTTCGAAGCTGATCTTCGTTGAGATCGCCTGTAAATTTTGCCAAAGTTTCAGTCAAGATGTCAGAGGTAAGCCATCCTTTACTAAGGGTCTCTCTGAATGAGCCCTCATCTTTGATCATCTCATCAATGGCAATTCCATGAACTTTAGCCGTTTCTTTCAGCGCATCCTGGAATACCTGACCACCCATACCAGCGTTTACTACTGAGTTCCAGTCCTGTAATTTTACTGTTCCTGCCGCTAATGCTTGTGAAAGCTGATACATAGCGGTACTTGCCTGCTGAGAGTTGGAACCTGATACGGCTGCGAGGTTCGCAATCCCCTTGATAGCGGCTACAGATGTGTCCAAATCTACGCCAGCCGCAGTGAACGTACCAATGTTACGGGTCATTTCCGTAAAATTGTAAATGGTCATATCTGCATAATGGTTTAGTTCATCCAACGCATTGTTTACCTGATCAAGCGTTGTGCCTTTTGAAGAGGTATTTGCAAGGATTGTCTGAACGGCATTGATCTGGGTCTCATACTCCTCAAAACCGGTTTTAATCGGATCGATGGTAAAAGCGGAGACAAGATTTTTTCCAGCAGCAAGTGCAGAGTTGGTAATGTTCTGCAAAGCTGTAATCGCCATCACTTCCAATGCCGAAAATCGCACTCGCACAGTCTCAACTGCATTACTCAGCGGTGACATATTCCCACTGCATTTATTTGCGGCATCGTTTACGGTTTCTAAGCCTTTCGCCGCCCCTTCGAGGTTAAGGCTCTTCTTCAACTTATCGAGGCTTGATAAACTGGTCTGAATATTCTGTTCAAACTGTTTGTTATCAAACCGCATTTCGACGACACGTTCGTCAACGGTTGTACTCATAGCTTAGTAACCTCCTTCCATGCCGCATCTGCAATTTTGTCAAAAATAGGCTGGATAGCAGGATTGATGTAGTCTCGCCCCTGTACCCAGCCGCCGTTTCTTGTTGCGTGTCCGTACTGCAAAATGACTGCAATAGGGACTCCATTTTGAATATTTGTGTTATAAAAGCTGATTGACACGGAACCTTGCTTCTGCTCGATCTTGTAGTGCCACGAATTTGCTGTCCGTCCTGTATCAACTGGTGTTGCAGACGCAAGGGCGGCTACGCCCTCTCGACCATACTTATCGAGGTCACCGAGACGAACCGATTCCTTTGCTCGCTCTAAGAATCGAGTCAGCTTAGAAAAATCACCCTTTTGTCTGAACGTGATCATATGAATCTCCTACTTTGCTAAGTAAGCACTGGATGAGAAGCCAGTATACTGCACACCATCAAGTACAAACTGGATGTACAGCCACTTAACTCCGTTTGCCATTGTGTAGTAGCCATAGCATTTAACCTTAGTGCCGGCCGGGATTTTACAAATAGCTTTCTTATTGGTTCCGGCATCATTACGGCAATAAAGAACTGCCGTTGTTTTATATTCACCAGCACAGGTTTTGTTAAACTGCTTGGCAGAACAGGTAGCCACCACTTTCTTTGAAACTGACTGGTTCTGATCCTGTTTGGTGTTGGACGGTGTTACCGCCGATCCATTCAGAATCTGATTAACCATGTTCTGAACTTCAGAGTAGCTGTATCCGTACTCAGTAAGCAATTTCTTACGATTCTCGCCGCTTCCCCACAGTCCAACGATAACCTCATGAGCGATGGTTTTGATGTCTTTACCCTTGCTTAATCCAGGAGCGGCAACAGTATTGTCGTCGTACTTTGGTGTGATGAAGCCGCGGATAAATTTTCCGTTAATAGACAGCGTTCTCTTCTTGACCGCATTACTGTAGTTGCCCTCTTCGATAACCATGTAACCGGATTCCTTATGCACCTCGATTACGGTACCGACATGATCCGGATTGCCAGAGTTGTCACCGAATCCGTTATCCTGCCAGTCATACAAAATCGCATCTCCAGGACTCGGAACATAAGCATCGTTCTCCTGCCAACATCCCATTTTCTTTGCCGCTTCAATGAGGTAATAGCAGGAAATTTCCATAGGCATAATGCTCTCATATCGGAGAGCTGCCGCTAATGCAGACCAGGTGCAAGCGCACCAAGCCCAGTCATAGCGCATACGAATGCCACGAGGAAATTTACCAGCGCAGATCTTCTCAAAGAAGTCGTTATATAAATCGATAATGCTTTTATGTGAGCCGTTCGATTCTTTCTTTCCATCCCAAGATTCGACAAGATTAACAACGGCCTGTCTTGATTTCGCCATTTTTATCACTATCCTTTCGAATTAAATTTCTTTCTGTTTGCGGCATTTACTTCCGCATGATGTCTGTATAAATCTCGTTTGCTTCTCTTCTTCGGGGGCTTATTTTCCGCATTGCAAATCCGGATAAGCATTAACAAACGATTCAAATGCCATTTCTGACACTCAAATGGAATATGATATGCGGTCATCCAGTAATAGATAAGTTCACTGGTTATCTGCTGCCTGTTTATTGGACCATCTTTTTCTTCCTTAACAGTCGAAGCTGTCATAGGCTCTTCAATATAGGCGTTTACCGCATCAATGTGAGAATTGGTAATGCATCGATAGACCAGCGGGTCAACATTCTGTGTGAGTGTCATACAGCGTATATAGTCAATGGTTTCTTCATAGGTCTTCTGCTCTTTAGATAAGAAGACTTTGCACCATTTACTTTCCCATTTTGAAAGTGAAACGAGCGAATGCTCCAAACGCAACTTCTGTTCCTTTACAGGGATAAATCGCTGATTCCGCTCATCCCACAGATCAGTTCTTGGTATCGTAAGTTCAAGCATTCGATCTCACCTCTTTAGTTCATGGTGGCAACCACAGGAGCAATCTCCGGATTTTCCGAATGCTTCTTGATATCTACAACTTTCGGAATTACATGGTTTACGAATTCAGCGGCTTTGCTGTCATCTGTAGCCAGTTCCATAAACAGAAGATTGTAGAACTGAGTGCAGGAAAACTTTCTGGAAATCTCTTCGGACTTCTCGAAATATGTGCCGTCAGCACTCTTCTCTCCGTATGCCTTTAAGATAAATTCCTTAAAGAACTTGATAATGGTCGGCTGATCTTTTGCATCTACGATGCGCTGAAGCATCTCAGCAACTCCACCAGCTGTGCCCAATTCCATCTCCATAACCTCTGTTTCGGTAAGGTTGAAGAGCTTTGTTTCGGTGCGCTCAACACCATTAAAATCTTTATAAGTCTTTGTTACTGCATACATAATTTTGTTCTCCTTTCAAATAAAAAGGAGTCGCCAGCTTTCCTGAATACGACTCCATCTGTGGTTTGTGTATTATTTTTTCTTAACCTTCTGCGGTCATAATCTTAATTACTTCATCCGGAAGCGGAAGTCTCGGTTCAACACCATCGTCTGCTTCGGCAGAAGAAGGATCTTTACCATACAGGATCTCTTCAAGAGCAGCCAGTTTCTTAGCATCGACCTTGGTAGAATCGAAGGTGAGAATAGAAGTAGGCTTCAGCTTCTTTCCATCGATTAAGGTTGCAATCTCGACTGGTGTGGTGCTGAACTCCCAGGATAAGGTAATAGCTTCCGGGCTGTCATTTACAGTGGAATAACCCTTCTCAGAAGGAGAAGCTAAGCAACCATAAACGAGATGAAGCTTATAGCCGTAATCATTGGAATCAACATCGTTACCGAGAAGTGTCTTGTAAGATAAGCCGAACATCTTACGGTTCTGCTGTCCTGCAAACACTCCAGGGGCGATTTCTTTGGAACCATCGCACTCTGCGAACTCATCCGGTGCCATATAAGCTTCGATTGTGCCGCCAAATTCCTCTGCGGACATAAGGTTCAGATACTTGATGTTGTCTGCATAAATTGCAGTAGGTTCTGCTCCAGACGGGCTCTCTGTTACGGTGCTAAGACCGTTCCATGCGGTACCAGAGTTATATACGCCACCGGTCTGAATCGGGTAAAGGACGCCCTGGCTGACACCGGTCTCATACAGGCGCTCGCCAGTCTTATCCCAAACGAGTTTCTTTTTCATAGAATTTGTCCTCCTTAAAAGAATATTTCAAAGACATCATGGTTTAAGTTGTCTTTCGTATAATGCCGATTAAATCGACTTGTCGGCATAGATGCTACTTTGCCAACGAGAGAACTATCCGGATCGCTGTCGATGACTGTTACTGAATACTTTCTCGCAGACAAATAAACCCCGTCATTCGCAAACGTATTCTCGATATCGTCGAGAGCGTAAACGATGGCGGGGTATTTCATTTTTACCGATGACGGTGGTTGAAAATAAGCACGACACGCTGGTCCTTTGTTTGGACACGAGAGGATGTCGCATAAAGCATTATGCAGTTTCGGTCGTCTGCTCATTGTAAACACCTCCAACGGTCAATATTAAACGGGGATACTGAACTTCAACATTTGAAATTTTCCATTTAGCCCCCATATACTCGATAAATCTCATCGAATGAAAATTCGCATAAGCAAACGGATCGGCTACGATGCTGAACTCATTCGACACATTGAGATTGTCGTTGAGGTTATCCGAACTCTGATACTGTCGAGTATTCCGAATAACGTCTCCGTAGTAATCACGAACTGTAATCGTCTCCCCCCAGACACCCGGTCGAATCTCTTCTGTTACGGCATAACCGATTGCCCCGTAGAATTTACTCATTTTGAATTTTCTCCTCTAAGACTTAGGCTGTATGATCCTCGGAAGCCGTAACGATCTCCTCGATAACGATAGCAGATTTAATTCTGGTAAGCTGACCAGACTTACGAGTCTCCAGTAAGGACTGAAGCTGGTTAAACTTAATATCGAAATCAGTGAAATGAGTTACATCACCGCCTTTGGATGCGCCATATCCATAATCGGCCATATTTACACAAATGGCGTGAAGCTTATGCTTTTTACCAGTAGAGTCGGTACGAATCTTGTCCTCAAACTGAGTAACTTCATAGATCTTATCAACACCAAGTGCTGCCGCAAGCTCAGTGTCAGTCTCATAGATACGACGACCGTTACGATCTCTTGCAAGAATCATGGTATTATGCATATCTGTTGTAATAAACAGATCAGGTTTACCAGTACCACGGAAATTCTTACGAGCCTTACGCAGCGCTGTGATCATGGCCTCTGCATAAATGAAACTCTCTCCGAAATAATCTCCAGTGTTGTTGCCCTGAAGTTCTTTAGCCATTGCATCGAAATCGATATCCTTATGAATGGTGTACAGTTCATCGTCGGTCCAGACAGGACGAATGTGCTCAGGGAAAATCTTCTCTGGATCACTGTTCTCCCGACTATCGCCGATCATAGTCGCAACAGCCAAAGTTTCCTTCAGAGAAATCTGATCAATTCCGTACTGGAACTGTACATAATCAAAGTCCTCGATATCTACCACATCATCACGGTGAAGCTCGGAAGTAACGTACACGGTCTGCGGATCGGTAGTACGTCTTACCAGTTCATAGTTTCCGGTAATCTTCTTCTCGTTACCCTTCTTATATCCCTTGGCAGACAGGGAATCGATGTTCCGAATATCTACATGGGAAGTACGAACGCGACCATTCGGAATCTTCTGCGTCTTCGCCATAATAGCGTCAACCCATCCCATATCGTTTGTGATAAGTTCAGGTGTACGCCCCGGATGTGCTTCAACATATTCAGGGAACAGCGTTGTAACGTCGCCTGTGCCGGACTGTACAAAGCCGCTGATTCCGTCATGCTGTAAGCTATGTTCATCCATGTAGATTTCCATAGCAGCTTTTAAAGATCCGACTCCGCTAGACTTAGCTAAGTCCAAAATTTCTTTCTGCGCTGCGTGAGACAGAAAATTCTTATCATCGCGTCTGTCGTTGTCAAAAACATTGTGTTTCATATTGTCATCTCCTCCTTTAGATTCATCATCTTCTTTTTTAGAAACCTCTTTGCCTGCGAACTCAGTCATCATTGCAAAAACGGCGGTCTGCTGTTTTTCGGTCATGGATTTAAAGATGTCTTCAATAGTTTCAACCTTCTCATCCTTTTTCTCTTCATTATCCGGTTCATCATTGGAGCCGCCCTTTTCCTCCTGCTTTTTATCCGGTTCATCTGCCGAATGCTCCAACTGTCCCATGATCATTTCGTCATAGCCAAGGATAATACCAGTTTCTCCATCCCCGTGCATTACCACATCATCGATAAATGCTCCAGGATTGGCTCCGGCTAATACCAGGCTTACCTCTCTAATAATGCCATGAACTACATCGTGACCAGCCTGTTTAAGCTGATTGGCAAAGATAGAAAGAGACTGTACATCTCCATGTTTTACAAGTTCCCGCGCAGTCTTTCCTGATTCTGTATCGTTAAATTCGCAGAATGCATAAACTCCTTCATCTCTATTTTCGAGATGAGCTAATCCAAGCACGTTCGCCGGATCGGCATGATTATGCATCCATACTAACGGGACAGTCTGCCCGTTCTGCCCTTTGAAAGCGTCTTTTTTAATGACTCTTCCATCGGCACACTGAAGATCATTTCTAGTGGCCCAGCCACCAAAGTCATACTTCATTTTGATTTTCCTCCTATTTTCTGATATAGTACGATAACGGATGCGATGTCTTCTTTGATGAGCTGGAAGACTTTTTCTTTGATTTCTTGACCTTCTTGTACTCTGACTGAATCTTGTCAAATTCATCCTGATAGGTTTGTTCATATGACGAATCGAGGTCAGCTTTAGCCGCTTTGTAAGCTTCTCTAACTGACTTAACCGCTGCTTTTAGCTCGGAGCTAACTTTTGCTCTTTCGCTTTTAGCATTAGCCTGGTTCTCAGCTTTTTCTTCCTTGGTATCGGACGATACTTTCGCTTTCTTGTTTGTCGCATCCGTTCGAACACTAGCCTTGTCCGTTTTGGCATCGCTACTGATTTTTGCTTTATCTGATTTTGCATCATTTCTAAGCTTTGCAATCTTTGCAGTTCTTTCAGCAACACGCTTAGATCTCTCAGCCTTGGATAATCCTGATGGGATTTCTATTGCCATCAAACGCTCGATTTCGGCATCCTTTTTATTATCGATTCGTTCCTTCTGGCTAGACGATTCCTTTTCAATTTCTTCCAAATCAGAATCTTTATCGGTATCGATGCTTTTCTTCCTATCGGAAGCATTTTGGATTAAGGCCTCATTCAGTTCTTTCAAATGAGAAGATATCTGTTCCTTCGTTGCTTCTGCTTTTTCACGAAGTTCCGTAATTTTCTGATCTCGCTTTTCCTGCTCTTCTTTGACCTTTGCAGCCTTTTCAGATTTGATATTATTTTTTGTATAAGACCAAATCTTCTTTCCCTCATCATTCAGCGATGTGGTAGAACGGCCTTTTAACTCTCTGGTACGCATATAGTATTCATGCGCTTTTTGCGGATCGTAATAGGGCGATGCATAATGTCTAAGAACCGCAACTTTAGGTTCATCCATTAAGAATCATCTCCCTCCTTATCATCGCCAGACGTATAATTGCCGATGATGTCATCGATTTGTGCAGAAATGCTGTCAAGAACTTCATTAACCAGAGCATCGTAATCACTGGTATCGCTGGATTCTGTTCCATCACCGCTCGTAGCATCTGTTACGGAACCGCCAGGCTCACTTAAATTGCTGTTTCTCAATTCATCAGCCTTAGGATCAGCAGATGGCTTCCAACCAATTACCTGTCTGATTTCGTTTGATGTAGCAATTTCATTTCTGGTAAACTTATCAGAAATTTCAGCAAGATCAGCTACCGGCACAAGCTTGAATGGGTCTCTGAAGAACATAATTGACTTGTTCTGGGACCTGGCAGTCTTCGTTAAGAATTTTCTCTTCATTTCATCAACGATTGCGGAAATAATCGGTTCGATTGTCCGGTTGTAATAATTCAGCATAGTCTTCTCATCTGCGGTACCATCTAAGATGCTCTGAGTGATTCCTAACTGGCTGTAAAGCATACTCGTTAAGTATTCGATCTGCTTCATTAGATTGTTTTCCAAAGAACGATTCAACTGCGTGATTTTCTCGGTTCCATCGGTATAGGCAATACCATACTTAGAACCGGACAACTGTCGCTCAATATCTTTACGCCGCTGCTCTGCCTGCTGACGTCTTGCCTCTGACTTGATTACGTATGGAAGCTGAATAATCAAATCCAACTTTCCAGAACTGCTCTGCTCGTCAACCGCATCCAACAAATTCAATTTTCGAATAAGCCTTTGCATTGTTGAGTTTGGCTCATTGATAACCGCATACAATGGATTTTCTACAATAGCAACTGTATCTTTTGGAACGATGATTTCCTGTTTTCGTCCAGTGTTTTCGTTATATACTTCAACGCGTACATGACGAGGATACCAATCGCGAATACGACCGACTCGCATCGAAAGAATCTGATATCCTTTTGTGTCATCTGGATCATCGTCGGTATCTACAGGAACAATCGCCACACATCCCTCGTCCATCATGGACATAACAACATCTTGGATAAATGCCCTACCAGTCTGATCAAGATTGGCCTCCAACGACAAGCATTCGTTTAAACCACTTTTTATAACATTTAAAAACCGCCCCTCATCATCCAACTGAACATGCTGAATGTTGATGGCGGCTACGTCTAAAGCGATTCTATTGTATACGGATGTGACTATTGATCTTTCGTTTCCTCTGGTAAGTCGAAAACGATCCGGACGATATGAATAACCCGAACCGATATTCTGGGACATCATAGTAGGGGCTCTATTGCGAAAAGCATTCCAGGCATTTTTAAACCTGAAACTTAATGATAAATCCATTTTGAATTCTCACCTCCTAAAATGGGCACAAAAAAAAGACCTCTTTTCTTAAGAGGCCTCCAGTAATTTTAAACCGGTATTTTGTTCAGTATGGATTCACATATGATTCCGTTATTATCGGGATTATAATGCCCATCCAAACACTTCAATGTCAGGAAATTCCCAACCTTTTCTTCTATGTCTGCCCAACGATCATCGTCTTCGGATAAACCATTAAAATCGCAGTCTAATCCGAGTGATCGCATAAGGGTTATTTCTTCATCACTGAACATATGCTCGTCCTTCCTTTAAATATTTACGTTTTGTCCTACTTCCTGTACACCAAGTAGTTGTTATAGTTCCATTTTCGGGATTCACTGCTACAGTTGCAGATTTTCCTATGAACTGCTGACTTGGTCGCCCACGGTTATCAGTTTTTGTTTTAATGCTATCATGATTCAACGGATTTTTCAATGCATCCAAAATTCCGTCGACCGTTACGGGTCTCGAATCATTTTGTGTTCTATCAAGAGCATGATCTGAAAAACGTGTAACCAGTATTCCGTTTGAAGCTTTTACAGGTGTTCGCAACTGGTTATTCATCCTTGCCTGGATCGAGCTTCTGTCATGAGCTAATTGTTCTTTCGTTCTTCGAACTCCCCATTTCATACCCTTTATTCCATAATGCATCAATTTATCACTTGATTCAATACGAGCTACTTTTCTGATGGCGTAGGGTCGTAATACAGAAGAGCAATCGATTAGCTTTGCCATTGGCATCTTTATACCCCCTACTCGAATGCTTCACGATTCGCCTTGAATGCGATGTACGCATCCATCATTGCTGCGACGGCATCGATTTTTTGCTCATACCTCTTTTTCAGCAATTTACGGTTTCCGTTAGTATCTTCCAGAGTAATGCAGTTTCCCATAGCAAATGTCATCAGATCTTCATCAAACAAAAGCATTCTCTCTTCAGAAAGTTTCTTCAATTCTCCAAGAGGAACGGATTCCGTCTTTGCACCCTGGATAACTTTCTCAATTCCGAATGGCCCATTTTCACTTGCCCAACGCTCAACAAATTCTTTTGCATTGTATGGATCGTATCCAAAGCATCGAACATCGTAACCGCATTCTATGATATGGTTATCCAGATCCTCATATACATCGGTCATATCAAGAACTGTTCCTTCCATCACAATAAGACTACCTTCTTTCATAAACTGATCATATTTAATTCTCATCGCGGCTGGGAGTTTCATAAGAGTTAACGACGTAATATAGTTTCTGGTTTTCACACCGAACGATCCATTTGCCAATGGGAATAGAAATGTAAACGCGCAGAAATCATCACCTTGGGATAAATCGGCTCCTAAAGAACATGGCATCTGCCAATAATCACGATGGCGATGTGGAAGAGTTTCTTCATATGTAAAGTAATATGTGTATCCCTCCATAGGAAGTCCGAATCGCTTAGCCAAAATATCATTTCGGGCTGCCGGAGCCTTTTCTGCTCTCTCAACGTCCAGCTGATAGGTTTCATAAGACACAGTCTTTCCCAGATTTGGATTTGCTTTCAACCATTTATCCGGATCGGCAACTTCGTCAATAGAATCCAGCTTATACCACCAAATCGATACGTGCGGATTGACATAATCCCCTTTTAGAATGTCCATCAATTCCATTTTGATTGTATCGCCGGCACCATTACGGACAGTACCCTCTGAACTGATTGCAACGATAAGGTAGTCGTTGACCTTCGATGCACCCTGTTCGATTGCTCCGATTACATCTTCTCGAATGTCACCAGAAAGCCACTCGTCAACCGTCGCCACTTTAAGCTGAAGTCCCTGAAGTTTGTCGATTCTCATTGGACGAATTTCAAGAAGCGATCCAGTAAGGAAGTTTTCAATTCCTTTCTTAGTGGATGCCAATTTCATTCGATTCGCCTTTGATCCGGTCGTGTTCTGCAACGATCCTTCGGTGAGGAACTTATAGAAAGGTCCTCTCGATCTGGTAATAGCGGTTCGAATCGGAGACAACACCTCTTCTGCCTGCTTCATCGTCGGGGCTGTGGTTATCTGATGTGTCGTTGTAACATCAACATTTAAGAAGAAATTCTGCAAGCATGAACCATACATTGACTTTGCAGCACCTCTGGCCACTATGAGATATTGCTTATTAACCAATCTTTTTCGGATAGACTTGGTAACGTAATGTCCGCCATGACCATCCTCATAAGGTTCGTATACACTTCTCTCAACAAAATAGTACCAGCCGAAAATCTGCTCAGCCCAAACTTTAAATGTATCAAGCAGTTTCAAATCTGAACCGTCGGTTAAAGTAAGCTCATTCTCGCAATAGCTGATAAAGCCCTCTACTGCTTGATCGTCGTAATAAATTCCCGGATTCGCAATGAGATCATCGATTCGGTTCATCTCCATCTCGATTTCTCGGCATACCGGAATTTCGCCACGAATTACGGCATCACGAAACATGCCGTAGTATTTCGGGACGGCAGTGTTCGATAATGCCATTATTTTCTTCTCCTACTTCTTCTTATTCGGGTTTGCAGCGATGTACTGTGCAGCCTCTTTAAGATTGAATTCCTTTGTCATTGCTGTCTTGACTGCATAGGTCATTGCTCCGGCCGCAGCCATAGTCAATGCTTTCTTTCCAGATGCAGAAAGAATTTCTGAAACATACTTTCTACCAGGTGCAATATCGTCTTCTGTAAGATTCTTAAACTCGCGTTCTAATTTAAGTCTGTCAATCCTTTTCTTCAGATCGGCATCGGACATTGTCCGCCGATTCTTAACAGCAACCTTACGTGCTGCTACCTCATTCTTATCGTCTGAGGGTTTGGAAGAGTGTCCCCTGGCTCTGGCAAGCTGTGCCTCCGATCTTCGAACTCCCCATTTCATTCCAAGAATTCCATGGTGTGCTAAATAGGTGTTATTCATTTTGAATCTCCCTCCTTTGCGATGTAACTGGTAACACCTCCACTGGCATTAGATGTCTGGTAATACGGAACTTCATGAATCACGAGGTCTTCGCTAAGCACTTTTCCAGACGTATCCAAGGTTTGAGTCTGATGCGCCTTTGGTGTAACTTCATATGATCCGGAATAATGCTCAGGCTCATCCGGAGCGGTATCATCGTTTTCCGCAGCAACATTTAACCGCCATTCGTACTCGCTGATTTGTGTTTTATAACACTCCAGCACTGCCGAACTAAGCGGCGGATCGAAAAGAAGTTTGACCTTCAAATGCATATAAGATTTGACAAGCATGTATTTAGATTCATCAGAAATGAAATCTTTCCACGTTGCACTCTTATCTTCGATCATGAAACCTTTGGATGGACCGACACCAAGCTGTGTAAGAATTGAGAACACAGAATTGATGTGCATGATCAAATCTGCATCGAAATGTTCATACTCCTCTGCGATACCGAGTAATTTCTTGATTGATGTCAGTACACTATCTGTAATATTCATGATCGCACCTCCATCTAACAGAGTTTTATAAACTCGCTCATGCAATACCCGCTGATACCGTCCCCAGTCTTTACTTTATAAAAACCGGAAACAGACTCATCGTTGCATACCTTCACAACTGTATCCGAGCCGATGATTCCTAATGATCTGGATGCCTGCGTCGGTTCTTTGCGAATGTTTAAATTCATACAATTTACCACAACACCCATAAGTGGCTTCTTGTTTCCTTCCATAATTTTCCTCCCAATGCCTCCATGGGCATGTATCATTTTTTCGTCGTTCATTTGGAACTGTTAAAAGTAGTTTCTCATCTCCATAATGTATAGCATTGTGGGTCGATAAAGTTGTTGCGATCAGATACTCTGGATTCAGAACCAAATCAGTCCGCAACAATATGTCCTGCTGCCTTATTGGGTTCATATGATGAATAAGAATCTTTCCACGAATCTCATAACCATCCAATCCAAGATCACATCCATTATCACGAATAATAATTTTTCTCCTAATGTCCTTCCATTCTTGAGAATTGTAAAATATCTGATTAAGATACCTATCAAATCCGAATGTCTCTTCACCAACCACTCCGTCCAAACGAAGATACTCGTATCGCTCCTTAAAGGTTGTAAGTTGCAATAGTTCCGAATAACATTTAAGCATCATCCACCTCATCTCCATGACCGCTATAACCACGAAATGCTTTTAATGCATCTGCATACAGCTTTTCAGAATTTTCAATGGATTTCAGATTCTGAGTCTTCGCCTCTATTAGTTCCTTCTGTTTTTCCAAAATCTCTTTTTCAATTCTTTCTTTCGTTGAACCGAGCTTCAAATAGTGAGTAATCACCTGCGACGAAGCTGTTCCCTCTCGTAACTGCTTTTCAGCCAAGTCAACTGCCAATGAAACAAGCTGATTTTCTCTCGCTTCTGGCGTTAATGCTGGACGCATCATCCTAGAAGACTCGGATTGCTTTGCTTTCCTCAAAGTTGATGCCTCCTTCCATTTAGTTGTTCGTTACTTCTGTGATAGTTCTCACATACTTTTCCAGTATTTAAAAGGACCTACAAATCATGACAATGCTACTCAACGAAAGGAGAACTAACTTTGAGCCGATCCCACAGAAACCGTTGTCAAATATCATGAGTTATAGACCCTTGTAAACACTGGAACAGCTGAAAAGGCTCCCTAAAAACGCCCTCCGGGGAAATTTTAAAGACCGCCGCGATATGGGTGGGGGTATGTTTTTTAGACACCCCCCTATACCCCTTTTAATCATGCACTGGCGGTTTCGGCTTTTAATATGCCGATGAAATCATTTTTAAGAAGCTTTTTCTTTATGTTCATTTGTTTCCGATTTACTTGTAACCTTTCGATAGATGTTCTGGAAATCATAACGGATTATCTCATCAATAGCTCGCTCTACTTCCTTGTTGTTCTCTTCATCCGATAACTGATCCGATGTTCGAGCGATTCGACCAAGGTAAGCAGTTGTGTGATAACCTTTTTCTTCATCGAACATGAACCATTGAGTGAACTGTTCAAACGGATCATAAGGATTATCAAAAGTTGTAAGCGCAAATCTCATCTTACTTAGTTCACTCCTTTCCATTCAAATACTTAGAAACTGTTGAAGAAGAAACCCCAAGAGCTTCCGCAATCTCTGAAGTGCTGTAGCCAGATGCGCTAAGTGCAGCGATACGATTCTGTTTAGCTGTACTCAGAGCAGTGCTTGCACGAGGCGTTGCTCTCTGACGAATAGTATCTGTATTCGTGTTATTCAGAATTTGCGTAAGCTTATTCTCAGAAATTGCTCCGGCCTGGATGGCTTCCCATTCTTTATCCGTAATTTCGATGTTGGATCTCTTAGCTCCTACAGAACTTCTTGCCTGTGCTAGAGCCTGCTGACTTGCCTTCTTAACTTCAGCTTTTGTCATGTCTGGATTGTCTTTTCTCTTAGCCGCAACGGTAGCGTTCGCCATTGTCTGAGCCTGTCTCTCCCTAGGAGCATTCGCTAAAGCTAAATCAAGCTTAGCATTTAAAGACTTTACTTCTTCAGAATAAGTTGCCTTAGCAGAAGCAGAGTAAGCAATTTTGCCTGTACTCATCATCTCCCTACGAGCCTGGTTAGCTAAAGACTTCATAGAATTCGCATAGTCGGCATAAGCTTCTTCCTGGGGGGTACCTGAAGAAAGAGTACGGGCGTCTTTTGTTTCAGCCATCTTTGTACTCTTCTGAGTTCTCACCTGAATTTTTCCATTCTTATCGACATACTCTTCCTTAACAGACTTGTATGACAGCGATCCATCTTCGTTGATTGTCGGAGAGCCTTTTCTCTTAAGAACCTGTGTCTCAGATTTTGCTCTTGAAATTAGAGTAGATGCTCCTTCATGGTAACGACCTTCTGAATCTACATTTCCCTGATACTTCTTCTTAAGAGAAGCGATACCATTGTCGATTTCACTCTGCTTATAATCCAGTTTGTGTTTCTCAGCATCGATTACTACCATACTGTGACGAACCGCTCTCGCTAATTCATCCTGTGTGGCTCCCTTCAAAGTCATATCAGTAATCAGATTCGATACTTTACCCATTTCTGTCTGAGTATTTCTCATAATCTTATACTCTTTACCATTACGATAATAATGGTCTATACCATCAGCATCTTTCTTAACAGTTCCACCATAAGCATCCTTGGTATCGAAACCTTCCAAACCTTTTAATGGAGAAGTGGAAGTAATCTTTACCTTACTCTTTGTGGAGTTACAAGGGATTACCATTACGGTATCACCATCAAAGTCCGCTCCGGATAAACGGTCTGCATTCTTCTTATTGATACCGATTGCATCCGCCGGTGTATTTCCGAGAACGCTCTTTCCTTCAGCCAATTTATTGTTGACCTTCAGAATAGGAATCTCAAAAGTTCCACCATGCGGGTATCGAATCAAAGCAACTGTTTCTCCATCTTTGTAGTTTGGAGCATACACCTCATTGTCTTTGATTGTTGTTAATGGGAGAATTACCTGATACTTCTGACGAGGTAACGCCGCTGCCTGCAAATGTACGGCGGCCGCATCGCAATCGTCAGCAAATGATTTTAACAGAGCCTTCTTTACAGTGGGGTTTGTTAATGAACAGATTTCATCATATTCTGCCTGCTTATCAGCTTTTGCCAAACCTAACTGCTTTTTGATAAGTGTCAAACTCTGCTTAGAAAGAAACTGTGACGGAAGTGTCTTACTCCATTCACCCCAATCGCCTTCTTCTGCTCTCTTATTGATCAGAGAAAGAGACTGTTTTTTTCCGGTTACAGGATCTGTATACTTACCCTTTGGATCATCGTAATAGCTCTGACCTCCATGCTCCTTAATCAGGGAACCAAACGGATTATCTGGATCATCCTTAATTTTCTTAAGAACATCTTTTGTAGGAGTGCCAGACTTTTTATTAGTGTTGAAAATTACATCAACGCCATCCGGCATATTATCAGAGTAAACAGCCATACCTTTAAGGTAGTGAGTTCCGTCAACCATAATACGGACCTGTGCATAATGAGAATCACCTAAAGACAGGTCTTTCACGCCTCTACGGAGTTCAATTACACCATCCTTATCAACGCCACCTTGATCGGCATAGCGGATCTGCAAGCGCTTTGAATCCATGCTGGCCGGATACTCAAAAGATTTTCTGAAAGACTCCCCATTGTCATAGGAGATGTAGTCTCTTACAGAATGGACATTCTCGAAGTCATAAATATCTTTGTGCTCGGTTCCCGGTGGACAAATGACCTTGATATTGGTCTGCTTTCCAGGATTGGTAACCTGTGGAACGCCGCCGCCATAAATCGGATAACCTTCCAATTCCAGCATATAAAGAGCCTGGTTTAGTTTTTCTTTTGACACGCCAAGTTCTCTTTCAACGCCGGTTCCGACATCGATCATTCCCTTTTCTTCAATGAGTTTTCGCAGAACATCCGCAGTGGCCTTAGCCTGGTTCATTCTGTTTTCCGAAGTTTCGTTCAATAAAGAGCGGACAGACGAGTCATTAGCAAATCCCATCTTATCGGCAATTTCATTTAAACTGTAACCTTTTTCACGAAGACCCTTTGCTGTTGCTACCTGAAGAGCACGACGTTCATCTTTAGCGAGGCTCATCTGAGTACGAAGCTGTGTGGTAGTCAAACCCATATTCTTAGCAATGTCTGTTTCGCTCATTCCGGATTTTTTTAATTCCTGAACACGGCTAAGAAAATCTCCACTATGCTGATATGGGTTCTCTCCAGAACCATAAGGGTAACGCCCAGAACGCCGTGGCATACCATAATGCATTAAAATATCTTCCACAATGGAATTCATAGCTTACCCCTCCTGTTCTCTGATTCTTTTAATCACCTTATCAAAAGTAATGATTCTGTCCATGATTGGAACAATATCCTCAGCCGTTGGATTATGGTACAGAATTTCATTGTTCTGATAAATCCGCAATTCCATTTCGATATCCCCTGGCTTCACTTTATATTCCAAACAAAAAAGAGCCGCATATATTTCAAGCTGCTCCATGTGTGCCGGAATCTTTCCGGTCTTCAAATCGTGAATTCTTAAGAAATTATTCCGAAACAAAATTGCATCGGCTGTGCCAAAACAATTATCGGAATAGTAAAGGATCTGCTCCGGCGTCATCTTAAAGCCAATGGCATCGTTCACATACATATTTAATGTCTGCTTCGATTTTGGTAATTTCTGATTGAGCATAATGCACTGCGCCGCAAATGCATGTAATACAGTTCCTTTTTGTGTGGCAAGGAAATTCCGATACGCTTCCGCAACTTTATCCTCACCATAATTTATCCAGTGATATTTACTGGCACCAAGAAAGGCGTGTTGTCCTTCAAGGTTCGAATGATTGTTGAAGTTCATCCAGTACCTCCTCTTTATTCTCTGGACATATAAACCTCGAAAATGACATCTGATTCATACGGTCCACATAATATTCCTGATTCGGCTGCTTCTTTGCGCCAGCACTTTTTTTACATTCTAAGGAAGCCCATTTGTCTTTGTGTAAAACCAGCAGATCTGGAATTCCCTGAATATAGGTCGGGTCGTTTTTCATCACGATACAACCCGGAAATCTTTCTTTCAGTTCCTTGATCAAATTTGCCTGGAACTTATTTTCCAACATAATGGAGCCTCCTTTCAATTTTCTAAAAACTCAAAAGAGGATGTGGTATTTAATAAAAATGCCTATTTATCCTCTCTCTTCATAAAAGGGCATGTTTTTTTCGCGCGCAAAAAAGAGCATAAAAAAAAAGACAGAGACACGATTAAGCATCTCTGTCCAAATATGTAGTTGTCAGCTGTTGTTTCTTAAATATCGGATCAGTATCCAAATCAACCATAATCCACCGGTACACAATGTCAAAACGACATCCAGGATTAACCCTGCTGTGCTACGCTTTTTCTTTCCGCCTTTACTCATCTATTTTTCTCCTTTCTCAGCCTCTATAGCTTTTCGATCTTTCTTAAATATCTTTTCTAAACCGCTTTTTGCAGAATCCATGGTTTCAGAAACACTTTCTTTTAAACGTTCCTTCTTTTCCTGTTTCTCAGCGGCCTTCTGTTCTTTAGCCTCCTGCTTAATACGAACACTATCGTCAAATATCTTTTGGCTCTCCTCGATAACTTCAGCAGTTATGTATCTCAGGCAAACCGTTGTACCGATTTTCACTTTCACACCTTGCTTTGGGTTAGAGTCTATAACTTGAGTATCCTCGTAATCGCGATACTTTGGATCAGCTTCTTTCATACGAAGCTTACTCTTTGAAACTTTCAAGCCACGTTCCGTCAGTAATTCTTCT